TATAATTTATCTGACATTATTTAGACTCCTTAACACATGTTATTTCAGATACAGTACCGTCTTGATTAAGACCTTTAAATAAGATGTAGTTGTTGGTGTAGTCATGCATCTCTACACTTGCAGGGTAGACTGTGACTTGTTCAGTCTCAATAAAGCCTACTTGTTTACATTCATGGTACCCAACGTATTCATACCCAAAGATATTAGGTATAGATAATAAAGCAGCTAAAATATATTCCATCTTAAGTTTCCTTTACATTAGTAATGAAGTACCTATCATCTACCAAGGTACCATATTGTTGAGAATCTAGGAGGATGGCACAACAAGCCATGATGTTACCAAGATGAGAAGCACCTGTCTCTTTATCATTGTCCTCTACCTCCTTCCATTCTTGAAGGTGTCTCATTATAGCCGAGGTGTATGTACTGGCCTTGATACGTGAGTCTCTCCAGTTGTAGGCACCGTACTTCTTAGCACCAAGGCTGTGTGCCGCTGCCTGTGCCTCTAGCCCTGCCTTGGGACATAGCCCTAGGTCAGGTTTAACACTGCCATGGGCCTCTTTAGGGTTTACTGCCTCCTTAACTTCATGTGTAGTCATATGTAGTACCTCTGGGTAATCCCCCTCATTAACACTCAGGCCTCGTCTCTCATAAAACTCTTTGGTGAAGGCAACGTCATTCTCGTTTATGATAGCATCGAAGTACGCCTGTTCTTTAAGTCTACGTTCTTTATCTGTTAGGTCAACCATCTTAGCTGCACTCCTTCTGTCCTGTTTCTACATCGATGAAGCAAGCAGCTCCTTCGACTTCATTAGTATCATCCTCTACTTTATTAAGGATACCATACCGTTTCCCTGCTGCTCTGAAGGTAGTCACACCCTTAAGCTTACCCTTCCAAGCCTTCATGTACACATCTTTGAACTCATCGAAGGATACATTGTCACTGACGTTGATTGTCTTACTTACAGCACTGTCAACCCATGGCTGCACAGCTATCTGCATTGAGAGGTGTTCATCAACAGTCAGGTCATTGGCTTCCTTACCCTTAAGACCATGGTAGTTCCAGACATAGTCCTTCAGTGCCATAGTAGCAGGTCCGAACTCAGTCTGCACAGTACGGTTAACCTCATAGGCAAACACAGGCTCAATACCACTGCTCACGTTATCGGCAGTGAATGAGATAGTACCTGTAGGTGCAATAGAGATCAGGTGACTGTTACGGATACCTTGTTCCTTGATCTTGATACGTAAATCCTCAGGTAACTTACTGATGAACCCACTCTCAAGATACTTATCAACATCTAAGAGGGGGAAGCTACCCTTCTCTTTTGCCAAGTCAGAGCTTGCCTCGTATGCTGTCAGAGACAGGGTCTTCATTACCTTACGAGTAAAACGTAAAGCCCTATCGTCACCATAGTTGTAGCCACACAGAGTAAGAACGTTTGCCAAACCAGTAACACCAAGTCCCATACGTCGCTTCTGCTTACCTTCATACTCTTGCTCCTTAAGTGGGTATTTAGTACGATCAATAACATTGTCCATAGCCCTGACAACATGAGGTATATCATCCTTGAATAAGGCAAAGTTGAACTTACCTTCTGACATATACTTCACTAGATTAAACGAACCAAGAAGACAAGCACCGAAAGGAGGAAGAGGCTGTTCACCACAAGGGTTAGTGGCTTCAATTTTCTCACAGTAGGCCAGAGGATTGTCTTGATTAATCCGATCAAGGAAGAGGATGCCGGGTTCTGCCCAGTCCCATGTACTCCGCATAATCTCATCCCAGAGTTGTCTTGCGTTGATTCGTTTGTATACCTTATCATCAAAGACCAGTTCAAAGTCTTTGTCCCGTACAACGCAGTCCATGAAGTGGTCGGTGACCCCGACTGACATGTTGAAGTTGGTGAGTGTAGTCTCGTCTCTCTTGGCACGTATAAACTCTTCAATATCTGGGTGGTCTACACGTAGCACAGCCATCATGGCTCCACGTCGATGACCCGCTGACGATATAACTCCACACCATGAGTTAAAGATAGACATAAAACTGACAGGACCAGAAGCGGAACTATCAAGGCTAACAATGCGGTCACCATTAGGACGGAGACGGCTAAAATCGTAGCCAATACCGCCCCCTCTACGCATAGTTTCAGCAGCCTGAGCAGAGCGAGTATACAGTGATTCCATACTGTCAACAATCTCACCTGATACAAAGCAGTTGTGAGCCGTGACATTACGGGGGCTACCCATGGCGCTCTGCACACGCCCTGCACCCATGAAGCGTTGCTCTTGAAAGATTGACTTAAGTTTCTGACGATGTGCTTCGTCGTCTGCCATAGCCGCTGCGTTACGTGCTGCACACTCTTGAAAGGTTTCATTAGGTAACCTGTACTTTGTTGCATGGAGTTCAGAACATTCTTTTACTTGTGGTCCGTATGTATTCATTAACAGTATTCCTCTATTTATTATACTAAGTCTTCAAGGTCAGGGGCTACGTAGTTAGGTCCTTTAAGAACCTTACCATCGATGTCATACACTGGACAGCCATTGTCATCCAGCTTACTCATGTTACTCTGATGTACCCTGTTAAAGGCAACATCAAAGGAATTAGTAGGTATATCTTTGAAGGATACTATGGTACCTGACAGGACATACTGTAGGTCACATAGTTCTTTCAGAAGGTTAGTCTTCTCTTGTACTGAGACAGGACGTTGGTATGCGTTGGCAACTGCAATGTCGCCCAACGCTTCAGCTACTTCCTGTGCTTCCTCAAGGATGAGACGGCTTCGCAGATGGAGAAGGGAGCTGTACATCTGGTGATCAATAGGCAGGTCCATCCCTTTATGGAACTCTTGTACTTTATTTTCTCTAGTGGATTGCTTCATCAAAGTATCCTTCTTCAACTATAAGGGATTCAAAGGCCAACTCAATACAACGATTGAGCTGAATAGTACTGTAAGGGTCTTGAGTGCTCTCTTTCTCTCTGAGCAGCCCTACGATAAGGTGTACCCTGTTAACTAGAATGTCGGGAGTGTGTATAACAGAGTCAAAGATATCAAGAGGCTTAGTCTTAAACATCAGGCTTTTCTCCTGTTGCGTAGTCAATAGTAAAGTCACGATCAATAAGATCAAACAGTTCAAGGTTCTTAAATATCTTATCCTGAAGTATATCAATGATCTCATCAGCTGTCAAGTCTAGCAGATCAACAATCTCTGCTGCTATGTAGCGGTCAGCCAAGGCATCTTTGATAGCCTGTGTTTCTATGTTATCATACATCAGTAGTCCCCTTTCATCAGAGAACTAAGACGAATGAACTCAGGGTCAAAGTCTCCATTGTTTACGTTACGTTTGTGGACGATACCACGCCAGTGTTTGTTACCCTGTGCACCCTTGTACTCTTCGTCATCAAGGTAGCTGGAGCCACAGGTAATAGACCACAGCATACCTTTGTCATCAGCCCAGTCAGTTGATATATCAAGACATGGACGGTGACCTTGTGTAGTGGACATCTTAGTCTGTTGCATAGCCATCTTAGACGATGCCTTAGGGTTAGGACTGTTACGGTTCTGAACGTAGTGTACGTACTCAATACCATCAACGATCACAGGCTGTAGGAAGTCATGGACAATGAAGCCGAACTTGTCTAGCTTAAGGTCTTGGTATCCTATAGCACCATGTAGGTGAGGGTTAGAGTTGATGTGTCTTGCGATACGTTCCTCATGATTACCCATGGTGAAGTGCATCTCAGGATAGTAGGGCCGATGTTTCTGTGCCTTCTTCTTACGGTTATGTTCAAACATAGGACGAAGCAATGTCTTCATAGCGGCAACACCGCAGTCAATGTCGTCCTGATATCTGGCACCCTCAGCCTTCTTAGTACCACGGTCATAGCTGGACAGTGAGTGCATGTCCCACCAGTCACCAATGACTATGATCTTCTCAGGCTGATGCTTAACAATGTACTGTCCTAAAGCAGGTAGATGGGACAGGTTACTTGTAGGCTTAACTTGTACGTCGAATATAACTAGATGATCAGTCATCATAGTCTCCATAGCAAGGGGCTATGTTAGGCATCTCGTGTGTCTCGTATTTTATCTTACGTCCCTGATGTAAAGAGTCAAGGAGGAAGTTGTACCTATTTGTTAGCTGTTGGTGAGCATCCCATAGGAACTTAATCTCACGGGATAGTTCTTCATTGGTTGGTGTATCCATTTTAATACTCCTTAGGTATCCATCTGATTGCAGCGATTTGCTTATTGTAGTAGACACGCTCACCATCAGGACCCTTCTGTGTTAGTACATCTTTCTTATGCTGGAGGTTAGCCTCAACGTAACTTAGGCCACCCCTTGTTCTTAAGTTCTTAAGTATCTTAAATTCAAAGTAACTCTTACCTAGCTTAAGAATCTCTTTGTTAAGTTCTTTAGAGGAAGAGGTATAGAACTCCCACTTGTTAGACCCCACTGGTTTCTTCTTACTCCAGCGTTGGTATTGTTTCTTACCGATGTACTTCCTACCTGTCGCAAGGTTGGTAATCTCATATACAAAACCGAAGTACTTAACAGGGTCAGGTTTTCTACCTACCCAGTGGTGTTCTTTCTTTTTCATAATGCCTCAGGAACTTTAGGTAGTAGCTGTACATCAGTGAGGAAGCGAGGACCTGTGCTATAGAAGAAGGTACGTAG